AGAAATTGTAAATGATAAGAATAAGATATGTTCGTACTTTAATTTTTCAGGTGCAGAGCGCAAATCTATTGATCTTGCATGTTTATTTGCGTTTTCAGATATTAGAAGGTTACAGGGCGGTGTAAGCTATAACACCGTGATATATGATGAGCTTTTTGATAGCTCGTTTGACGATAAAGGTATAGAGCTCATTACAGAAATACTTCGCGAACGAGTAGATTCATTAGATGAATGTGTTATTATTATAAGCCATCGCCATGAAACCCTAAAAGCTGTTACAGGTGATATTATTTTTCTAGAAAAGCGAGAAGGCATAACAAGACGTGTGGAATATTCTGAATACTAATGTAAATATGTTTACATGCACGTACAACCATTCGTCAGCCCTTTTGTTAATGCTGTAGTAGAACCATTCATTAATAATATAGTACATACTCGACCAAGTGCAGAGCAACCAAGGGAGTTGTCTCTTCCGAGATATGTTAATTATCTAGCGGATTATTCAGGCTGTGGATTTTGGAGAATACTCTGGCCTGAATTACTTATTAATTCGGAGGGCTATGGCTGTTCGCAATCACAAACAGCAATGATTTTTGATCCACGCTGGTATACTGGTGTTAAGTGCGTTAAAGTACAACGACAAGCATCAAATGATCAAAAAGAATTTATCAAGTATCTTAAGACTGTGCAACAAGATCATGGATTTAAAATAGTTTATGAGGTTGACGATGTTGTATTTAGAGAGGATATTCCTGATTATAATAAATTTAAATTTGCATTTGATAACGATGAAATTCGTAATAACTGTATAGATATTATTAATATGTGTGATGAAGTCACCGTCACCTGTGACTATATGCGCAAGCTTTATCAAGAACGTACAGGTAAAAAGGAAATTACTGTTATACCTAACTTTGTACCTTACCACTGGATGGGTCATTATTACAACAAACAACAAATTTGGAACAACTACGATAAAAATAAAAAGAAGCCCAGAGTATTATATACTGGATCAGGAGCACATTATGATGTCGATAACAAAAATGGTGGTATAGATGATTTTTCGCATGTTCTTGATGTTGTACGTAACACCATTGACAAATATCAATGGGTATTTGTTGGCGCCTTTCCACCAGCTTTAACTCCTCACGTCCAAAGCGGTAAAATTGAATTTCATCCTTGGCAATCTCTTAATAAATATCCAGCTTTTATTGCAAACCTTGGTGCACAAGTAATGATTGCACCGCTTCAAGATAATTCATTTAATAATTCAAAATCCGATATTAAATTTATCGAAGCGTGTGTATTAGGTCTTCCTTGTCTTGTACAAGATATGGAAACATATAAAGATGCGCCATCCGATCTTAAATTTAAAACAGGACCTGAACTTGAACAAAAGCTTGAAGCTCTTTTAAAAAATAAAGCTGCATATTATAGAAATGTTGAAATCTTTAGACATATAGGATCACAACGCTTTCTTGAATTAGATGAAAATATTGGATGTCATCTTGAGGTACTTAATACGCCATACGGATCAACAGAACGAAAATATCTTAAGCGTTGGAACCCATAAACGTTGATAACTCTCTACTATAATTTATACTATAGTAGAGAATGTATCGAAACGCAGTATATAATAGTCGAAATCAATCAATCAAGCTTTTTACCTGGGATGATGAAGGTAGACGTGTCACTCGTGATGTAACGTTTAATCCTTATTTGTATCTCGAATCACCTGACGGAGATAAGGTATCTATTTACGGTACAAAGGTTAAAAAGCGCTCATTTAATACACAATACGATCGAACTAAGTACATTGCTGATTCCGGTAATCGTAGGTTGTTTGAGAATATTCCAACAGTTCAGCAATACTTGCTAGAGACGTTTTGGCGTGAGAATGAAACGCCTGAGTTTACTCAGCACCCACTAAAGGTTGTATTTTTTGACATCGAAACTTTTTCACCTAGCAGCTTTCCGAATACAGAAGACCCTACTCACCCTGTAAATGTTATTACATGCTATGATACAACTACAAAGAAGTTTAATACTTTTGGGTTAGCTCCATATACAAATACTGCTGATAATGTAGTATACTATCACTGCAAAAATGAGCGGTCTCTGTTTATTAAATTTATCGAGTATATAGAATCCGACTACCCTGATATTCTTAGTGGTTGGAACTGTATAGAAGAAAATCAACATGTATGGTTACGGGATCGTATAGTTAAAATTAAGGATTTATCGAATAACTTCGAGAATAAGCCTCTTAAAAGACATGGTATTTGTATAAATAACTTTATGAATACAGGTATAAAGTCTGAGTACGAGATTAAGACGGAGCATGGTAGTAGTGTTCTGTGCTCTAAAGATCATAGATTTATGGTTTATAGAAGAAAAAAGACAGATTATAAAAATTTTAAAACCTTAACTAAAAATATTGTAGAATTAAGTGTAGCAGATATTGAGCGTGATCAAGTTGTTTATGATTTCTATGCTGTCAAACATCTAGGTATTAATAATAATAGTGACTTAAACTATCAAGAATTTGTAGAAAGCGTGCCAGCACTTAGAGACGTCATAGTTGATGAGGATCAGGATAGTTATATTTTTAACTTTACTACAACGCGACGTGTTTGTGATAATTTTATTATAAGAAAAAAGGAGAGTATATCTTTAGAGATACTACAACTAATGGGATTTATATTTACAGATGGTACATATGATAAGAGTAAGCAGTGTTATAGGTTGACAAGTAAATATAGCGATTTAATCGCAAGTTATACAGCAGCGTTTGCAAAAGAGCATAACAAAAATCTAAAACCATTTACTGAGTGTATAACCAGGTTTAATAATAGAGAGTTTATTTCATATACCAAGCAGATATGTAATAATAATAAAGCTCGTGTATTGCACAATTTAATTTATAACAAAAGTGACTCTAAGCAACCAGATGTAGAACTACTATCTAGATTATCTTATTCTCAATTCAAGGCATTTTTTAGTGGTATGATCGACGGTGATGGCTGGATTGAGCAGAATGGTATTTCTTTATGTAATTACGACTGCACTAAATATAAATTTTTAAATGACCTTCAAGAATTACTACTATGGAATGGTGTTCAATCGCGTTTGCATAAGAATTATATTACTGTAAATAGTAATAATATAAATCAGAAATTTTTAGAAAATTTATATATCAGACATACACATAGAAAAACCAAACTAAGCAATTTAAAATATCGAACTATTAAAAATACTGCGTCTAATAAAATACAATGGATGTATGGTGGTGCTGATGAATATGTAGTTAGGATATTACCTATTACCAAGACAGGTAGAGAGGTGCAAATGTACGATATAACAACAGAAACACATACATTCTTATGTAACGGTATACATACACACAATTGTGAGGGGTTTGATATTCCTTATATTATTAACCGTATAGAAAGGTTACTTGGTCAAGAGTATGTAAATCGACTTTCACCTGTAGGTCAAGTATATGACCGTACTATGAGAGGTAAGTTTGGTAGAGAAGTCAAGCGTTACTATATTAGTGGTGTAGCCTGCATTGACTATCTTGATATTTACAAGCGATTTTGCTTAAGACTAAGAGAATCTTATAAACTAGATGCAATCGGTGAGGTGGAACTTAATGAACGTAAGGTAGATTATGGTGATATTAACCTCGCTACTTTATCTGAAACGGATTGGGATACATTTGTTAAATATAACATTCAAGATGTTAATCTACTTGTTAAACTTGAAGAAAAGTTACAGTATGTTTCGCTTTTACGTATGCTTTCTTATGTAGGTTTAACTACTCTTGAAGGTGCTATGGGTACTATTTCTGTCATTAATGGTGCGCTTACTATTAAAGCGCGTAAGCGTAAGGAAGTTATTTCAACTTTTGTAAGACCTCAAGCAGAAGGTAAAAATCCTGGCGCCTATGTAGCTGAACCTAAGCATGGCTTTAAAGAAAACGTTGTATCTTTCGATGCTAACTCACTATATCCGAATGTTATGATTGCACTTAATTTATCTCCTGAAACAAAGGTGGGTAAGATAGAGAAGACTGATGATAATAACTTTATTGTACATCATATATCAGGTAAATCGTTTAATTTAACTAAAGAAAAGTTTAGTTCCTTTATTAAGCAAGAAGAATTAGCTATAACTAAAGCAGGCTTCCTATTTACACAAAAGAAGCAGGGTATTATTCCTGAATTCCTCGATCACTATTACAAAGAACGTGTTATTATTAAGGAAGAACTATTTAAAGTTCGTAAAAAGCTACAAACACTTAACAAGTCTGACGCTGACTATGAAAAGATACAGTTTGAAGTAGAAAGACTTAATACTAAACAAATGGTTATTAAGATTCTTGTTAATAGTTGTTATGGATATATGGGTAATAAGCAAGCTCCTATTGGCGATGATGATATTGCATCGTCTGTAACGCTAACTGGTCAAGCTGTTATCAAACAAGCCGGTAAACTACTACAAAACTATCTTACTACTAACTTTAATGTGACGGATTCACATACTCTTAATGAGAGTTGGGTATACTCTGATACAGACTCGTGCTACTTTTCATTAGGATGCATAAAGGACAAGGTTCCTCTTAAGGATGGTGAGGTTATATCGGAAAAATTTTATAAAACCGTAAATGATCTTGAAGATTATCTTAATATAGGTATTACTTTATGGGCTAAAAAGAATTTGCTCACGAAAGATAGTAGATTCGTGTTTAAACGTGAGTGTATTGCAGATGTTGCGGTATTTTTGCAGAAAAAGCGTTATGTAATGCATATTCTTGATGATGAAGGTCTAAAGGTTGATAAGTTTAAGTATGTAGGTGTGGAAGTTGTACGTACTACGATGCCTAATGCTATTAAACCATACGCTAAGAAGATTATCGAGACAATGTTGTTAACACAATCTCAAAATCAGACTAATAAACTACTTAATGAAACGTTTGATGTGTTTAAGAGTCTCTCACCGGAAGAAATTGCGTTTGTTATGGGTGTAAAAGGTTATGAAAAATATGCATCACAGTGTAAAGAGTTTTTAGTAGCTAAAGGTATGCCTATTCACGTTAAGTCAGCATACTACCATAATTTAATTATGTCAAAGATTGACGGTAAAAGTGAAACTATTACCTCTGGTGATAAAATTAGATATCTATATGTAGAAAAGCAAAACAAATATGGTATTACAACTATCGGCTTCAAGTATGATTATAATGCTGAGTTTAGAAATCTATTTAAAATCGACTATGTACTGATGTTTGAAAAGATCTTGTTTAATTCGATTGAACGTTTTTATGACTCTGTAAATTGGCGTATTAGAAAGCCAACTGATAATGTGCAAACAGAACTTGATGATTTATTTGGATTCTAATCTAGTTGCAAAATAAAAATTAACAACTATATACTATTAATATGGAATACTTAGACCAACCTGAACTTGACGATACAAGACGCTCACACCCTGCTTTTTGGCGTGGTAAAGCAAGAGGTATTGAAGCAATACTACGCATTGTATCGGATATTATGATGGGACATGATGATGGTTCAGGTGTTAATAATCAACCTGACGTAGAGAGTATGCGTCGCGGATTACTAGCATGGAGAGAAGAAGTAAACAAATCACTTATTAATACTAACAAAAAAGTTGAAAAGTAATATTCTCAATATACAATAAATATCATGAGTAAGATTACAACAATTATTGATCATATCGGCCGTACAGTTATTGGAGTAGAAGTTGAACAGACTGCTACAACGTTAACTCTAGATAATCCTGTCATTATTCACGTTCAACCGAATCCACAAACAGGCCAACTTCAAGTTCAATCTATTCCCTATATCTTTATGGAATTCCTCGCACCTGGTTCACGTACATCCAATCATTGGACATTTAATAGAGCTAGTATCGTACAATCTTCTGTAGAACTTGATAGTAAGATTATTCTACAGTATAACGGTATTAATACTCCTGCTCCACAGCAACCCGCTCAAGGTGATGCAGAAGTTATTAGATTATTTGAAGACTGATTAAATAAATTTAGCAAACCCCCGGCGCCTCTGCTTGCATGCGTAATTCCGGGGGTATTTTTTTGTCTTGATTTATAGAGCGCTGTATCTATAATATCTATATGGATAAAGATGTTAAAAGTGCCTTAGATAGTATTGATGAGGTTAATCCCTTTGCTACTTATCTCTCAGATAGCACACTGAGTAGAGTAGATAGTTGGATTGATACAGGAAGTTATGTGCTTAACGCAATTATTTCGGGATCTGTTTACGGCGGCATTCCTAAAGGTCGTGTTGTAATGCTTGCAGGTGAGTCTATGACAGGTAAGTCATTGTTTGTACAAAAGATTCTTGCTAATGCTCAAAAAGAAGGACTTATTCCTGTTATTTTCGATACAGAAAATGCTATTGACGCGGAAGGAGCTACTCGTATTGGGTTAGATGTATCTAAAGTCAAATATGTACCGTGTGTTAGTATTGAACAAACACGAAACGCACTGTATAAGTTCTTAACATCGGTTCAAGAAAAAAAGCTTCAAGGTAGATTTATTGTAGCTATCGATTCACTTGGTAATCTTCAATCAGAACTCGAACACTCTCGTATGGGTAAGGAAAGTACTAGCTCCGATATGGGCTCTAAAGCTCGTGCAATGAAAACCCTATTACAAACATGTACTAATCTTGGATCTATTACACAGACAACAATTTTACTTACAAACCATGTATATGATGATCCTACAGCAATGTTTCCATCAATTGAAAAAAATATGCCAGGAGGTAAAGCATGCGTTTATCTTCCATCTGTTACAGTTCAGCTAGCTCGTAAGCCCGTTAAAGATGATGGTGGTAAAACAACGGATACAAAACTTGCTGTTGGTCAAAAGAATTACTCAGGCATTATTATCAGAGCTCTTACACGTAAGAATCGATTTATTAAACAGTACCTTGAAGGTGAAATGTTCTTATCATTCTCTACAGGTTTAGATCGCTACTACGGTCTACTCGACCTCGCAGTTGGACATGGTATTGTTGTTCAAAGTGGAGCTACATATACACTAGAAGATGGTACTAAGCTTGGATATTATCGTAATTTTAGAAAAGACATTGATTTGTGGGAAAAAACTATTATACCGCTCTTAGAAGTAAAAATTAAGAAAAACTGGTCTTACTCTAATGATGAAGTAACAGTACCTGATGAAGTATTAGAGGATATTAATTAATTTCTTTATATCTCTAAACTTAACAGTGTTATAAGTTAAAAGCGCGCGATCTCTAAAGATATCATAGGTAATGTTCATCATATCTATGATATCTTTTAATTTATAATTAGATAATACATATTGCTCAAATACTATTTGATCAAATACTGCTTTTCGCTTACCAGCAGATATTTTAGCACACCAATCTGCTGTTCGTTCAATTGTTTTAAATTTAATACTATTTTTCTCTCTACGTTCCGGTGTCCAACTAGCTTTCATATTAATAATAGATTGCTCAGATAACTTCCACGTCTTACCTTTTTGTGATGGTGGCTGTACGCCCCCATCGTTAATATTAAACAAAATACCACCATCCATTTTCTTACCATACTGCTCGATAAGTAATTTTTCTTGTTCAAAAGCTTCTGATTCAAGTAAATTATCATCCATAATAATAACAAAATCCTTACTTTTATAACCTTTATCGCGTATTGTATTGATTTTTATAGTTAGCCATTTATTATGATCGTGACCGGTAAACGCCCAAGCTCTAGAAGCTGTACCTTTACCGATATAAAACGGTTTACGAGTTTCAGGATCAATATACATATAAACATAATACTTATTCATACTAGTATTTATAGTAACCGACTTTATTATTAATAATAACCAACTTTTAAAAAATCATGAGTAAAAAATTAGTTTTAGCATTTAGTGGAGGAGCGGATAGTACAGTATTACTATACATGGCAGCAGCTCAAGGTTATAGTGAAATTCATACAGTAACATTTGATTACGGTCAGAGACATAGTAGGGAATTAGAGTGTATGGGGGTTCAGTATCAACTTATAAAGGAAAAATATCCTAATATTACTGTCACAAACAAGACATTAGATGTAACATATTTAAAAGATATCTCACCTACCTCATCTCTTACTAATGAAGGGATTGATAACCCAGATATTAGTAAAATTGCAGGTGATGCGCAACCTGTATCATATGTACCGTTTAGAAATCAGATGTTTGTTACGATCTGCTGTGCTTATGCAGAGAGTCTAAAAGCAGATGAAGTGTGGTATGGTGCCGCACAAGTTGACTCTCTAGCCGGCTACTGGGACGGAGATTTTTCGTTCGTTGACAAGATGAATGAACTAATATCACTTAACAGACAACATAGAATCCGCGTGGGAGCTCCATTGCTCTCCCTGTCAAAGGCTGATATCGTAAGGCAGGGTGTAGAATTAGGAGTAAACTTCGGAGACACATGGACATGTTATAGTAATAGAGAAGATGGTTTAGCAGATGCTACAACTCCAGCGAGTAGTTTAAGATTAGCTGGGTTTATTTCAGCAAATTACAGAGATCCCATTAAGTATCTGCAACAGGAAAAGCTTGACGGGATTTACGAAGCCAAAGGATGTAATTACATTCCGTAACTTTTTAATTCAGCTAACTGCTTAGAAGTTTGTGGTTTAAACTTGTCTCTAAAGCTTATTGATTCAACGATCGGCTTTGGAGATGAGTAAACTCTTTGTTCAGACATATAGTTAAGAACTGATCCCTCCGTCACTGTATTACTATTTTTTATATCGGGTATTTTGCCATTAGTATACCTCGGGGTAGATATTCCAAACTCTTCTAATCTTTCTACTGTAGTAGTAAAACCTTCTTCATCTTCAGCTTCTTCTTCGTACCCCTCTTCTTCTTCTTGACCTATATTACCGTTCATATTAGGTTTAGCTTGTATATCAGGTGTATGAATAACAACACCAACACCACCGTATTTTTCTAGATCGTCTGAAATCTGTGACTCTACTTTTTCAGCACCAAGACGAGTTATAATTTTACCTAGTTTAGAATCTTTTGAGAATGTCGCATCTATACTTCTTCCTTCCACGTCTATATCAGACTCTTTAACGAACTGCTTGAGATAATTAACAATATTGTTAATATCGCCAAGATCACTACTTTTATCAGCAACAAGTTCGATCATATAGTCCTCGCTATATGACCCCTGTATTGATCCAACCAAATCAGCATAGTTATCAACTACCTGACTAACAGCACTCATTGCAGCGGCGGTATCCTTTTTACGTTCGATACGAGCTACCTTCTTAGCAGCCTTAAGTTCTGTATTTAATTTATTAACTTCCATACGTTGCATTGCAGCATCCGTTCTGTTACCAGTTGTAAAGCTAATTTTATCTTCTAACTTATCTTTAATATAATTCTGGATATCATCTTTACGAGCTTTAATAGCCTTTGCAATACCATTTTGCTCAAAATACGCAACTAATCTACTAACAGATGGGTCATTCTTAAACATTCTTACAACGGAATCGTCAATAATATCAAGATCGTATAGAATAGTTAATAATGCTAACTTTCCCTCACGTGTGCTAGCAGATGCTCCCTTTGCTGCAGCTAATCCTCTTGCTTGTTTTTGAAAGCCAGGAATAAGTGTATCGAGCGGTGAAACAGCTTCGTTAATAAAAGATAATCTTGAGAGTAGATTAGTAAAAGAACTCATATATACTTATTTATAGAAGATGCAATTAAATTGGGAAGATTTTAACGAAATGTCTTATACGGGTATATGTAATCTACCCGGAATAGGTAAACGAGTAGCGGAACGTATTGTAGCAATGCAACCTTTTCGTTCGAACAACGACCTCTTTAAAATAAAAGGTCTTGGATCTAACACACTAAAAAACTTAGGTATTGAAAAAGTCAAAAAAGAACGTAAATCCTGGTATATGATGCCTGATGGTATTGAATATCCATCTTATGCATTAGCTAAAAATAACTTAACCGGTCAAATCGATTTTTTCTGGAGAATGCCAAAGGAGAGACGAGATTATTTATAATAAAATATATATGAAAGGAGTGAGAAGCTGACTTATTTGCGCAATCGTAGGATCTAACAATGTATCAAAATTTGAAGTATTATACGATGGTAATCTACCTCGTGGTAATTTTGCTAGTGGAGTTCTCTGTCTGTATGATGGTAATGAGCAGCAAATTATTAAAAAACAAGGTACACTCGATTTTAACCAAATTGAATTAGACGAGCGGTGTGACTATTATATAGGCCATGTACAAGCTCCAACATCTGCAGCTCGTTCTTGGTCATACGATACATCTCACCCGTTTGAATCGTTATCATGGTCTGTCGTACATAACGGTGTATTAACAAATCATAAAGAACTAAAAGCCCAATATACACCTTGGGATGTGAATGAAGTGGATACGTCTGTTATTCCTAATCTTTTACAATTCTTTACTGAAGAGTGTAATGGTGAATGTTCAGCACCTGGTATTATTAAAAAAGTACTGAGTAAGCTTAGAGGTACGTTTGCACTATGTATAATTGATACAGATTCGAACGATACTTATATTATAAGGCAGGGATCAGTATTACACTATAATGATAATGGTGATATATCTACACTTGGAGGTGAAGGTTTCAGGTTATTACCGGAAGGTGTTATCATGATGCTTAAAGACTTTAAAACATGGACTCTCGTTGATACATTTGAAACTAACTCACCGTTTTTATTTTTATGAAAAATACATTTTATTTTACAGCAACAAAAGGATCAAAGAAAGATACATTATTATATAGTGATCGCTCTATGCGCAAGAAATTCTTCTTCAAGGAAAATAATACACAACCCCTACCTGTCATTTATAATAAGGCTATTGATTTCGCAATACAGGAAAAGGCAGAATATTTAATACTCTGTCATGATGATATTATTATTGAATCTGACCTATCATATAAATTACCTACACTGTTTAAACAGTTTGATTTAATCGGTGTAGCGGGTACAACAGAATGTAAACTAGAGGAACCAGCATTATGGCATTTAATGGGTGGCGGATTTGGTGGCGGAAAGCTTCACGGCGCTGTATCGCATGGTAATGAAAAACAAAAATCAATGACTGCTTTTGGACCTTACCCTCAACGGGTTGTTCTAATTGATGGTGTGTTTATGGCAATGAGTCGTAAAGTATTTGAGAAAGTTAGATTTGATGAATCTAACCCAGCCGGATTTCACCACTATGATTTGGATTTTTCTTTGAGCTGCCATAAGGAAAAATTAAAAATCGGCGTATCAGATATCATGATTACTCATGCATCACCAGGATTAAGGGAATTCACTCCTGAGTTTAATGAGGGTCAAAAATGGTTCCTAAACAAGTGGAAAGGTAAACTGTGATTGTAATTGTAGGGAACTATATTAGTATTATATTGTGAGTAACCTTGACCTTGATAATGATTATTTCGAGAAGATACTTTGCTATCGTTCTTTGTGTGACTCTACGTATTTAGCTTCTATTGTTGATTACGTTAAGCCTAAGTATTTTAAATCTAAAAATATTGCAAAAATATTTGAGATTATTAACGATTTTTATGCTAAACGTGAAAAGCTACCAACGCTAACCGAAGTTAAGACGTATCTTACTACAGAAGAGCATAAAGATTCATTTAAACAGCTTGTTGAGTCGTTTAAGGACATTGATAAGAACATAGATAATAGTGAATTGTATGATAATACAGAGAGATTTATTAAAGAAAAATCTGTATACCATACAATGCTTGAAGTAGCGAGTGATATTGCTAAAGGTTCAATCGATACTTCAGATATTCTTAATAAATTTGAGACTTCATGTAATATTAACCTTGTAACCGATAGAGGTCTTGATTTGTATCGTGATGTAGATATTATTGTAGAAGATCTAACGAGTATTCAAAAAGCTATTCCTAGTACATGGGAGTGGTTCGATGATGCATTGAATGGCGGGTTTCAAGAGAATGGTCGTGCACTTTATGTATTTGCCGGTGAGACTAATATCGGTAAATCTATCTTTCTAGGTAATATTGCTACAAATATTGCTAATCAAGGAAAGAATGTACTTCTTATTACTTTAGAAATGTCAGAACTACTGTACGCTCGTCGTATTTGTACTAATGTTAGTAAGATTCCACTAAAAGAACTAGCAATTAACTCGCACTCACTACGACAAGCACTAAAAGAACAAGAGGATGAAGGTAAAGGCCGTATTTTTATTAAAGAATTTCCCCCTAGTACAGTTACCCCTAATCAGTTAAAGGCATTTATTAAAAAGATCGTTGATCAAGGTATTAAGATTGATGCTATTGTATTAGATTATCTCAATCTACTACATTCTACTGTAGGTTCTAACTCATACGAACGCATTAAAAATGTTACTGAGCAAGTTCGTGCTATGACTTATGTGTTTAATTGTCCGATTATATCTGCAACTCAGTTAAATCGATCTGGCTTTAGTTCTGCTAACCCAGATCTTACTACGATCTCTGAATCTGTTGGTCTAGCAGCTACTGCTGATGTTATTGTATCGATTTATCAGAACGAAGAAGATAGAGAACTAGGTATTATTCGATTAGGTATGATGAAGAATAGGTATGGACCAAGAGGTCATACTCAAGCTATGAGAATCGATTATACTACACTTACTATTACGCAAGCAGAAGATAGTATTAGTTCTACAGAAGACAGCTCGTATAATATGCTACAATCCTTTGGAAGTTGATTATGTAGCAACTATTTGTAAATACGAGTAGTGAAACCAGCTACTTGTAACGACAACCTTAAGGCTAGTATTAGTGCCTTTCGTGATGGTAAAAGAGATTTTGATGTTCAAGAACTTAACGATATTAAATTATATTTTTTAAAATATAAAGATCAGCTAAATACTACACAATTCTTTAAAGGTGAATTGCAAGAATATCTTGTAATTAGCTGTTTTGCAGATGAGTTTCAAGAAGAGTTGCTTAATCACATGATTAAAAAGTTATGTGCAGCTATTGCTATTGTTGTATCAGTTAAAGATAAAGAAGTATTAATTAAAACAAATAAAACAGTTTGTAATGTTAATTTGTGTAAATTATCTCAACTATTATGTGATGGTAATTGTATCGACGAAAGCAAAGAAATTGCTCAAGGTAAACTTACAGAAAAGTTTCTTAAATTTACAACTAAATTAACACCATGCATTTAACACCTGTTGTAAATCCTTCACAGAGTATTATAGATAGAGAAAGTGAACATATATTACTCTCTTTTTGTTCGTTTTGTACACTCTTGAAAGGTAAAAAATTATCTTTTCAAAATGTGTTTATACTCGCTTTACAGGATGAAAAATTGAGAAGTATATTAAAAGACCTTTTAGGAGTTGATTCTAACTACGAAATCGTTAAACTATTTTTAGAATATGATCCTACGATCACTAAAAGTAAGTATATAACGAAATGGCTTAATTCTAACCAGAAGATAGATTTATAATAACGCTAGACTATGTCTCTAACTGAATTAGAAAAACAAATTTATAACGCATATTTAATTGCGAGTAGAACAGCAAAAGATAAGCCCTTTAAATTAAGGCAAGATTTTACTAAGATTGACGATAAGACTTATATTATTCTTAAGAAACTATCCTTACTATTTCAAAGTAATAGAAATGTAATTATATCAGATTTTTTTAAAGCACCGTATCAGTATTATGGTGATAATGAATACTTCGATCTACAATATTTTACAACGCCGAAAGCTATTAAGTGCTATGCGTTATATAAAAGAAACCAAGAAACATCTTCTCCGGATAGTGAAGACAATATTATAAAATGTAAGCAATGCTGTACATTTATTATGCGTTATTGTGTTAAGAATAATTTAACACTATCTGAATACAAGAGTATAAATAACGGTACAACACCTCTGGTGTTACAACACCTCCGTGATCATAGCATAAATTTTTATGTTATACACGGTCTTGAATGTGACAGAATTATTAGACAAGTTGAACCAGATCTCTTAGAATTTTTTATTACTGATTTTAATAAACTGCTGAATGATACACGGATTAATTTCCAACAATCTGCAAAATTAAAGGTAATGATAAGAGAATCTTTTCGACTTATTGAAGAATATCTGTTGAAAAATAAAAAAAGTGAGATATAATAAAGTATAACCAAAATTAAACTAACAACCAAAATATAAAAAATGAGTTCATTCAATACATCAATGTTTCAATCCATCAAGGATGCACTAGTCAAAAATGAAGGTGAAGGTAGTAATGCTACCTACAACGAAATCATGAAGACTACACCAGGCAATACCTATACTATTAGATTGTTGCCCTTCGCTAAGGATCCAAAAAATACGTTCTTCCATTATTACAATCATGGATGGCCGTCATTTGCAACAGGTCAATACGTACAAACTCTATCGCCGATGACCTTCGGTGAACGTGATCCGATCGCTGAAGAACGCTTCAAGATTCTACGTGCAGGGTCAGAAGACGATAAAGAAAAAGTCAAAGCAATTAAACGTATTGAGAAGTATCTTGTTAACGTTTATGTTGTTGATGATTCACAGAATCCTGATAACAACGGCAAAGTTAAGATTCTTCGCTACGGTAAGCAACTTCATAAAATTATTATGGAGGCTATTGAGGGTGAGGATGCAGAAGAGTTCGGTCCACGAATTTTCGATCTTGGATCTACCGGTGTTAACTTTAAAGTTAAGTGTGAAAATCAAGGAGAGTTTCCTACCTATGTATCATCTCGATTTACTTCAGCAGGTAAACTTGCTCTTACAGAAGATGAGCAAAAGAAGATCTACGATAGCACTTTTGATCTTACAAAAGTCTTTAGTCTTAAGTCATATGATGAACTTAAAGCTATGCTTAATGAACATTACTACTGTAAGACGGAAGCCTCTGAACCCGAAGTAAATACTCAGCAAGCTAGAATTTCAACACCATCAACTCAAGAAGAAAAAAATGCAGATAATTCACCATTTAAGGCATCATCTCAATTTAATGATACTTCTATTGATGATGAAATCGACGAGCTTCTCAAGGACCTGTAATATGACTGACGAAGAAAAACAAGCATTCTTAATGTTTGCGGGGACTATGCATGGCATTGCAAAGCAAACTGATCAGATGATTATGGGTCAGTCGGTTAACCTAAGACCTATTAGTACAGACATTCAAAATACGTTTGCGCAAGTGTTACAAGCACCTACACAGCGTGCAGAGATGCATCACCAAGCTCCGATAGAACAACCAATTGAGCAACCATTGGTATACGAACAACCTATAATCCCACCACAATCCTTACCGATCAGTGAACCAATTGTTGGTGTTGAGCAGGCTGTTAAAGAGTTAAAACATATTCAGCAAGCTATTAGACCTACAGAAGTAACAAATAATGTAGACATTATTGATGTTCTTAAGGAAATTAGCTTGAACTTAGCTAGAATCGCGACTACACTTGAAAGCCATGGCGGACAAAAGAGAACTAAGAGTACTAAAGCAGCCTGAATTTGTAAAGTTTCTAGATGCGATATCGAAAATCAACGAGTCAGCGATAGTAAATGTACAGGCTGGAGAGCCTGGTCAACTATCCTGTCTCGTCTCTTCCGCAGACAATACACTAATATTGTCTGCGGAATTAAATTCGGTAGAAGCTAATTTTAACGGTACAAATAATATACCTGACATTAAGAAACTTATTCGCGTTATAGATAGCATTTCTGTAAAGGAAATGATATTGAATGTTAATTCAAATAACTATGAATATAAAGATAACCGTGTTAAGTTTAAGTATCATTTGTACGAAGACGGGTTGCTTGCAAAGCCTACTATTAATATTGAAAAAGTTAATAGTTTTAAATATGATATTAGTTTTCAGTTAACAAAAGATATCCTACAATCAATTATTAAAGGTAGTACATTTGCAACTGAGACTAATAAAGTATATCTTTTTACAGAAGATGGCTGCTTAAAAGCGGAGTTAACTGATAGAGCTCGACATAATACTGATGCATTATGTTTGGATCTAGGTGAAGTTAATTTTGTACTTAATCCCTTACCCCTTAATTTGGATAATATTAAACTTTTATCTACTATTGGAAATATTATAGATGTAGGAGTAAATACACAGTATGGTGTTTGCGTGTTTGATATGCAAGCAAATGACATTAAATTAAAATATATTGTAACCTCACTAACACAATGAAGATTGCTAAAAATAAAATTACCACATTATCATATTTCGTAAAACGTTTAAAAGATTGTAAGTTTAATACATGGAAAATTAATACTAACTATTCTATTGCAGATCCAAGAAAATGGACTATTCTAGTTGATCCGGGTAATTCATCCTTGTTTATTACTTGCTATGAAAATAAGGACTTTAAAGGTGAAATGATGTTTGAGTTTAATGACGGTGGTAGACTATTTCCACGCAATTACTCGTTAAAAACATCATCAATGGAAGTAGTTATTACTAGTTTAATTGAGAGAGGTATTCCGCAACTAGAAGAATGAGATGTTTAGTCGTAAATCTGAAATAGGTCATATTTACGCAGTTCATAGCGGTACATATGCAGGTGAGATATTAATACTTGTTGAAAAAACAGCACAGTTTTATAATTTTCTTGCAGTACCGACTATGTTAAATCGAAATGTACCTAAAGAATCATTTGAATTAGCAAGGAACTCTAATATTATTAAGTACGTCGAGCAAGGTCCAAAAGAAGTTGTAAAGATTTGTAAAGAACAGTATAGTAAAAATGAAGACACTTATAATGGATATGAATAATGCGATCCATCGCACATACTGGACGGCTAAAACGATAGTAGGACTTGAAGATCCAGAAAAATTAAATAACTTTCATATTTACTTTACACTTAATGCGATTAAAAGTTATGTCAACACTTATAAGCCTGATAAGATCCTCGCCTGCTGGGATGAAAAGCCTGATTATCAACGCAATGATCGTAAAGATCTTTTTTCTGATTATAAAGGTAATAGGTCATCTGACACAGCGCCACATCAAAACAACGAAAAGATTAAGGAATTTCTTTATACCTTAGGTATTCCTTCTATTTTTCCACGGAAGCTAGAAGCTGATGATGTTATTGCATATTTGACCGAGTCTTTAGAGGGATCTAAGGTTATTATCTCGGTTGATAAAGATTTTTTACAGTTAATTAATAAAAGCGTTATTGTATATGATCCAATTCGTAAAAAAGAGACAAATACGGCTAATTTTGTAGAAAATGTAGGATGTGAACAGGTTAATTTCATGACTATCAAATGCTTAGTAGGTGATAAATCAGACAATGTACCAGGAATACCTAAATTTGGTAAGGTTAAGGTTAAAAAGTATCTCGAAGGTACAGTTAAACTCACAGACGAAGAATACTCAATTTTTACACGCAATCTCGAGTTATTTCGCCTAGATAAGTATCGGCAAATAGAAAATCGTGATGAGTTGATATACTATCAAGAACAAATGCCAAATGCTATGAGTTGCGAGCCTGATTTTCAGCAATTTATCGACTTATGTAAAGAGCATGATATTAACTCTATCTTATCCAAGAAAGAAGACTGGTATAATTTGTTTTTTGTTAAGCATAAGCTATTATCAATGTTTGCATGATTAACTTACCTGAAGAGTATATCGTACAGAAATTTTACGAATTAGGATACTACCCTAAAACTAACAAGTATAACAACACATACCAGTGTTCATGTCCTTTGTGTAGGGAAGGAAGCGGGTCATCATTTGGTAAAAAGAAACGCTGCTATTACATTCCAAAGAATGACAATATCTTCTGTCATAACTGTGGGTGGTCTGGTAAGCCATATACATGGATCAAACAAGTATCCGGTAAGACTGATACGGAGATTATTTCCGAAGTGGAGGAATATACAGGTGAACGTGAGATTTTGCCTAGCTTTGATGAGCCTATTGTTAAACCTAAGACAGAGACACTACCAAAAGACTCTATTAACCTGAGTGACCCTTATCAGCTTAAGTTTTACGGTGCGAATCCCATCGTCTCCGCGTGTTTAAACTTAATTCACAGTAGACGTCTAGATACAGCGGTAAACCGCCCTGACAATCTTTATCTTTCATTAACAGATCCTGTTCATAAGAATAGACTAGTGTTGCCGTTTAAGAACGAACATGGTAATATTGAGTTCTATCAGTCTAGAACAATATTACCAGCTGATAATAAGACAAGACCGAAATATGTATCGAGAATTAATGCTGAAAAAACATTATTTAATATAGACAAAGTTACTAATGATATATCGAGTGTCTTTATATTTGAAGGGCCAATAAATGCATTTTTTACTAAAAATAGTGTAGCTGTCGCGGGTATTACAGAGAGGGGTAATGCAACATTTACTGAAAGGCAACAAAAACAGGTAGATACAACACTAAAATGGTTAGATCGTATTTGGGTACTTGATAGTCAGTGGATTGACAATGCATCTCTAAAGAAATCAGAGACATTATTACTAAATGGTGAGAAAGTCTTTATATGGCCTGAAAAGTTTGGTACACGATTTAAAGATTTTAACGATATCGCCATGCATTGTAAGATAGATGAGATATCAGCAGAATTTATACAAAAAAATACCCACGAATCACTCGAGGGTATTATTAAGCTTTCAGAGATTAAAAAGTTTAGACTCCTCTGTAGCTAGCCTTATTTTCTGTAGTAATTACAGAATTAAATTTTTGAATAAGAGCTGCAATTTCAGTTGCAGCACGCGTAATTCTACTTTGTTGATCTTCTAAATCCTTAAGAATAGTATCTTCATCAGCTCCTGCAATAGCTGACTGAACTGAATCACCGGTACCGTTAAGAAACTCATTAAATTCTGTTAAGCGCTGTGACCAGCCATTAATTTTTTCTACATACTGAGCATGTACACGAGCAGTGGCTTCTACAGCCGCAGCTGTATGTTGAGCTACTTCACTATTAGCACCTTTACCACCGGAAGGATCAACATCAAACTTACCAGGATCTGTACCTTGATCAAGCGATTGCTCCATTGCTTGTCTGTCTTCGTCCTGTTCATGTAAGGCTCTAAAAAATCTACTTTCAAACTTAGTCATATAATTATTTATACCAAAGCATAAATAAATACAATGCCAGTTGCAACAAATCCATACAATATAGGAGTCGCATCAAAGCCTATAGCAGACTTTGATGTATCTGCTCAGATTAAAAAATATGAAGATGAAGCTGCAACACATGAAGCTCCACAAGTTCTTCCGTTTAATTTTAATTCAGCAAACGAGTTAATTAGTAAACTATATCTTGATCTTCTTGAACTGAGAGCAATGTTTATTACTGCAGAAAGCAACTCACAAGTGAAGGCTAAAAATCTAGAACCTATATATAAGGTTATTGACAATATAGGTACAGAAATCACACAAAATATTCCTGAATTGCTTGATAAGTTAGCATTATAAGTTATAATTACTTATGATTAAAAAAATCGGAATATCACTCATACTTACTAGTTTAATAAGTCTTGGTATTGGGTTTATACTGCAAAGTTTTATAGGGTTTTGGCAAGGTGTTACAGCAGCCTTTATTATTCATTTTTTAATTTTTTATCTTTTTAACCCTAATAAAAAGAGTCAAATCTTTTTAGAAAGTGAACAGTCTGCATTCAACCACCTTCTTCAGACACAAACAGTAGAGATAAACTGCCCTTGTGGGCAAAATCCAACCAAAGCACCTATACTACTTAACGAAGATAATATTTTTATCTGCGAAAAATGCGCAAGTAAGTATCGAGTTAATGCCACTTTTGAATCTGTTTTATTAACTGAACCACTTAACATTGAGAATGCATTTAATGCTTTAAAGAAAAGGGAACTTCCTTATACTAGTGTATAATGAGAACGTTTAACTTTAAACTTAAAACCGGTAAAGAAATTAATATGGATATCGATGAGCTGACGCGTTGGGCGTGTTTGCTTGAAGGTATTGAGCAGGTATCAAATAAATGTGATGAGCTTGGCTATGGTAAGGATAACAATGAATGGATCAAACCTCTTGCATTTCAGAAATATATTGATGAACGCTTTCACTCTATGAAGCATGATCTTACCGTTGAAGCGATGATGGGTAATATTTAATTAGCTATAAAGCAATGATAATTGTCATCTAGGAGTATCCATGGCTGAGTTCAATAGCTAGAGACATGAGAGACGGTCATCAGGTGTGACTTTTTATTATTGGTATTCAGGACGCGTAATAGTGGGTGGTTTTGAAATTAAGGAAACGGAGTGAGGGAGACGATCATACGATAATTCTGCTGATATACATCATCATACGTTCCAGCTGGGTTTGTTGCATCTTCACTACCTACACCCGGACCGTAGTAGAAAAGCCATCCGGGTGTATAGACATGCACATATTCCCCTAATTCTTCATCATAATATGTTTCCACGTAGGTCGCGTTAAGATACCATGCCAGCCAGAATGTCTCGTCGTAAGTGCCGTTGAAGAAGCTACCTTCGTAATAATCGTTCGTAGCTGCGCCAATCATCCCACCAAACGGGCCGTTGACGACCCACGTCATCGTAAAGTCTGTCTCCGGACCATCAGGATATTGATAGTGTCTGACATAGATTGTTTCAGGGAGACTGCCAACTGTTGGTGTTGGTGTAGGAGTTACTGATGTTGGTGTTGGTGTAGGAGTTACCGGTGTAGGAGTTACTGTTGGTGTAGGTGTTGGTGTTGGGCATGCGCCGCTGGTGACAGTGGCGTAGTAAGGCGGAAACGCGCCAGGAATATAATAACCATCAGGTGAAGAGCCGTCGTTGTAGTAATAGCTGGATACATAATTAGGATCGTCCAGCTCCCAATATGATGTATAGATGTTATAGTCGAGTGTGAACGTGCCTCCAGGACCTGTGCCGGTGTATCCGATGACAACATTCCCAGACATGTTGAATTGCGTCTCCGTGGTAACATATGGGTCATACGTTGCCTGAGTGTACTCGACGCAGATGGTTTCGATACCTAATCCAGTAGGTGTTACTGTTGGTGTTACAGTAGGTGTTACTGTAGGTGTAGGAGTATTAGTAGGAGTTATTGTTGGTGTTATTGTTGGTGTAGGTGTATTAGTAGGAGTATTAGTAGGAGTATTAGTAGGAGTTATTGTTGGTGTTATTGTTGGTGTAGGTGTATTAGTAGGAGTATTAGTAGGAGTATTAGTAGGAGTATTAGTAGGAGTTATTGTTGGTGTTATTGTTGGTGTAGGAGTATTAGTAGGAGTATTAGTAGGAGTTATTGTTGGTGTTATTGTTGGTGTTATTGTTGGTGTAGGAGTATTAGTAGGAGTTATTGTTGGTGTTATTGTTGGTGTAGGAGTATTAGTAGGAGTATTAGTAGGAGTTATTGTTGGTGTTATTGTTGGTGTTACTGTAGGTGTAGGAGTATTAGTAGGTGTATTAGTAGGAGTTATTGTTGGTGTTACAGTAGGTGTTACTGTAGGTGTTACTGTATTAGTAGGAGTATTAGTAGGAGTCACTGTAGGCGTTACTGTAGGCGTTACTGTAGGTGTATTAGTAGGTGTTACTGTTGGTGTAAGTGTAATAGTAGGTGTTATTGTTGGGGTAGGTGTCGGTGATAGGAAGAGGGTAGGCGTTACTGTTGGTGTAAGTGTAATAGTAGGTGTTACTGTAGGTGTAGGAGTATTAGTAGGGGTTACTGTAGGCGTTACTGTAGGGGTTACTGTAGGGGTTACTGTTGGTGTTACTGTATTAGTAGGAGTATTAGTAGGAGTTACTGTAGGCGTTACTGTAGGGGTTACTGTTGGTGTAGGTGTATTAGTAGGTGTATTAGTAGGAGTTATTGTTGGTGTTACTGTAGGTGTTACTGTAGGTGTTACTGTAGGTGTTACTGTATTAGTAGGAGTATTAGTAGGAGTATTAGTAGGAGTATTAGTAGGAGTTATTGTTGGTGTTACTGTATTAGTAGGTGTATTAGTCGGAGTTATTGTTGGTGTTATTGTTGGTGTTATTGTTGGTGTAGGTGTATTAGTAGGAGTTATTGTTGGTGTTATAGTAGGCGTTACTGTAGGTGTTACTGTAGGTGTTACTGTTGGTGTAGGTGTATTAGTAGGTGTATTAGTAGGAGTTACTGTAGGCGTTACTGTTGGTGTAGGTGTATTAGTAGGTGTATTAGTAGGAGTTACTGTAGGCGTTACTGTTGGTGTAGGTGTATTAGTAGGCGTTACTGTTGGTGTAGGTGTATTAGTAGGCGTTACAGTTGGTGTAGTTGTATTAGTAGGAGTTATTGTTGGTGTTACTGTATTAGTAGGAGTTACTGTTGGTGTTACTGTTGGAGTAGGGGTATTAGTAGGAGTTACTGTTGGTGTAGGAGTTATTGTTGGTGTAGGTGTGGGTGTAGGAGTACACAGGTTAAGTGCGTAAGCTGTTTCGATAGCAATATTAGTTACCTTACTAGAAGTTATTTTGTGTGTAGCTTGAGCTTGAATAGTGATTACCTCATTAGGTATACAATTTACATACAATGTAAAGTCTTTAGTTTCGCCAGGCTGTATTACAGTTGTTCCTTCAGAATTAGAAGAATTACTCATTACACTAACAACTAAATCATATTCTCCAGGGTAACCTATTTCTGACATTGTTACACTGAACATAACTCTTGTATCATACGGTTCACCTGTTGCAGGATCATAACAATCTTCAGATGGGTAACCGTCAGTATTGCTTATATCTACGCTACTAATAGTGAGAGTAGGCGGTGGCTCCGACGATGTTGTATCACACTCTCCCCATGTATAGCTATAGCCGAGTGTTATATTATTAAGAGAAGTGTTGCTAGGTAACGTGGAGGGACACACAACTATACTATTATATACAGTAAGTGGAAAGACAAACCGTGTAGCGTTAAACTTATTGGTTCGTTGTGTTATATCTCCATCTTTTACAATTAAGGCTGTTTTTATATTACTATGAACTTCACTATTAGGTTCGCAAGCTATCCCACTATAGCAAGTATTCACTGTATATCTGCGTAATATATTATCTATAGAACTACTTACTTCATTTGGTGTATATGTAGAAAATGTTGATGTATCAATACCCCAATCAAAAAACACAGGATAGTCATCACCCATATTAGGTAGACGATTAAGAAAACTTCCGTCAGAATTATATATATTGCCTAGTAAAAAAAGCATATTATTATTATAATATAAACTATCGTAGGGTATATTATATGTTGTAGATATAATAGGTATTGTATATATATAACCTAAACTATTACCTGTTACAGGTAAATTACCTGTAAAATAAGATGACCAGTTAACTGTCAGTTTATATTCAAAGTTAATTATTTGACCTGCGCATAAGCTATATGTTGAAGTGAGAGTATTTCGAGCAAAACTATTAATTTCAGTCCGCTTAATAGCGAATTCATTTATCGTAATATTATCTAGAGCTTTACCAGAAGAAAAAGATGCAATATAGACTTTACTTGAAATCGTATCTTGATACGATTCGACAATATCTCTATATATGTTTTTAAATTCCGTTTCAGCTATTACACCTGAAAGTCCGTAGCCTGATACACCGGGCAGACTACTACTCGACCCTATATCTAAATAACTAATAATGTTAGGTATGTCGTAATAGTGAAGATCTACTAAACCACACGATAAAATAGTATTATTACACCAAGGTGACGTATATACAATAGTATCATTATCCTTTACGGAGAATCTATATTGACCCTTAAGTTTAATATCAACATTTATATTATCATGTATCATATATATTTTGCAGAAATGGTTGTACTATATGCACCAATCGGTACAAAGCTAGTATTATTTAAAAATAATGATGTTGCAGATGATAATTTCCAGTACTCACAAAACATATCTTTATATATTCTATACTTACTGTCAGAAGATACATAATTAAATATATCCTTACGAGTTAAATTCACATTTATTGCACTAGTACCATCAAATACGCTCAATCTATATCCAAAGTTGTATCTATCTTCTGTAATACCTGTAAGACTATCAACCGAAGTTATTCTTGCATAAGTTATTGTGTGTGTGGGGCATATACTGTATACAGCATTATTATCTACAATAGGTATTACAAATTCCTCCAATGGAGGTATAGGTGGTCGCGAAGGAGGAATTGTTGGAATTATAGGTCTGACAGGTAAGATTTTTACCCCACTCAAAGTAGTATTTACTATTGTTGTTACCTCACCAGATAAAAAATTACCCTCTGTATGGAAATTTCTAAAATATATAGTACCTATTTTATTAGGATCGTTACTACTTATAGGTGTCGCAAAAGATGCTCCAACTTTATACATAGTATTACTTGTAATATCTAAATTTACATCTTTTACTAGTAGGGATTTAAAATCATCGTCAGGAGTACTCCTATAATCAACATACAATGTTCTACCAACATTACCTAGTCTTGCACGAATCGTTTTATAATTTAGCTCACCATCAACAATCTTAAAAGAACTATCTAAGCTTGAAAGAGCAACATTGTAATTATTTGTATTATAACTATAAGCTGGCCACTTATCACGAATACTAACACTATTAAGAATTCTAGCTGACTCATCAATACCATCGCGGATTACTCTTGTTCCAGAAAGCGCTGATACAGCAAATAATCCCGTGGTATCAAATCCTACAGCAATTATACCTCCACTTACCCCTGGGGTTAAAGAGCTTGATTGATCACTATTAGAAGAAAGTCCTGAATAACCGAGATCAATATTAAAATTACCACCCGATAATATATAATTATTATCCATTATAAATACGGTAAACCCAGCTTCAGTATTATTGTTACCGCTTATAGCATAATCAAAAGACCATACAATATCATAATAGGGGGAATACCCGTAGTTAGATGCTATATTGAATGCTTTTGTATTAACCGTAAACGTAGGGTATACCATATAGTTTATTTATATCAAGAGTCCTTGGTAAAGACACAAGTCATAGAATCTTTAGATTTAAATCGCGTGACATGCTTTACAGAATAACCTAACCGCTTATATTCACGATATAATATATCAAAATATTCCATTTCAAAATTAATAATTACACTATTACGCGAATCATCGATTAGTATATAGTCTGAAAATTCTTCCCCAAGCGCTAATACTCTGTCTGGAATAGCCACATAACTATTTAATCATTAAAATAATTTAATATCTGTGTTAACTTATCATTTAATTCCTTCACGCGTATAACCTTATTATAATCCTTTACAGAAAGTTTATAAGACTCTACAATTTCTTTAAGAAGTTTAATATCTTCCTCGATCAATCCTTCGATAATTAATTCATTCATAAATTATATAGTATAACCAACAATTCTTATTGTAATGGCATCATATTTAGAAGGTGATATTCTAAAAGCGCATGTTAAATTACCGTTGGCCGCAGCAGATAGTGGTATAAACACTTGACTACCACTACGTATACTATCACCACTACCAGATGCACGGCTTGATCCTACTAGATATTCATATGTATCTGGTGAAGTTGGACCAGTAAGAAGACTTTCATTAGGAGCAGATACAACAAATCTATCCATATTACCACCATCAGGGCCAGATTTTTTAATTTCACAATCAACAATTAAATTCTTTGCAGCTGGTGATACATTATATAGTGTCTGAGTTCGAGCGCCGGCGGCAGTAAAAGAGGTTATCTTGGGGTATGCAGAAATTGTTGTAGTAACTGATGTAGTACTAGAAGACTGCGGTTCAGAATATATTGTTACAGGTCGTTTTAAGAACGCAATAGGTGAATTTTCGTTGTAAATATCTGTACCCGTTACTTGTGTAATAGTACCAGCTGGGTATGCTATACTAGATGTACTCGCTACCGTGGTTACACGTCCGTATGTATCTACAGTAAACGAACTACCACCAACTATAGTTTGACCTGTAATTATCGCTGGTAAACCTACCTTAATATTACCAGATAAAGTACCTATAGCACTACCTGTAACATCGACACCATTAACTGTACCTGTTAACCCATTATTAATAGTAAACGTGGAAGATACAACATAATCAGGTTTAGCTTTTATTATATAAAGCATACCTGTTGCACTCAAGGTTGAATTAGTACCTGATGAAACACTAACTAATGTAGATGAAGAAGGCGAATTACTAACACCGTAAATTGTTTTGTTAATTAAATTAGGTACATTAAAGTTAGCACCACTACCCCCAAAGGAGTAACCAACTACGGCAGATAGTTCAGGGTAACTAGCACCTACAACAGATTGACCGTTACACAGTAACCAACCTGCAGGTGCATTAGCTGAAGAAACGTAAGGCATAATAGAACCTACAGCAATTTGACCGGCTGTACCTGCTACAAACACAGTCGTAGGAGTAGCAGCATTGCTCCACGATAAGTTACCAGATATGTCAGAAGTAAGATAAAGATCTGAACCAACGCCGCCTGTTGGCCAGCTATAATTAACAGAATTAATAGATAAGTTCTGCGGTAAACTCAAATAAGTACTATTTAGAGGTGTAATGCGATCTGTCTTAATACTGCTGCTGAGTGATATTTTATTTGTACCATCTAGGGATATTGAGTTACCTAGTAAATTTGAAGATATATTACCAGCAGATAAAGTACCTACTCTTATACCGTTAGTATTACTTACAACAACCGTACTATCCGCTGCAGTATACACACCTCCCACCTCGACCCAGTTATTAATATTGCTAGCTGAGCCTGATAAATGGTGGACATATAACTTATTATTATCTGTATCAAAAGCATAATCACCTACAACAGCTCCAACAAAATCAGTTACAGCAGTTGAGCTACCTGCATAGGTACTACCAATAGAGATACCACCCTGTGTTTGACCATCACCCACAAATAAGCGTTTTGTATCTATTGTGTAACCTAGTTCACCTTCCGTTAATATTACATTCTGTCTGTCAACATTAGTACCGCGTCTAATTAGAAGTTTAAGTAGTGTATTTTTATTAATTTCAATTTTAGCTGACATTGATTAAGGGGAGTTATTTATAAGAAAAGATTGGTATTGCGAATCTATCCACCGATGTACCGTTTTGTGAGTTAACAGATTCAAAAGTAATAAATCCTGCAGAAGATAGTTGCTTTGTTACTGACGCTGTAAAGTTAGAATTCCAAGATAGTGTATTTACTAATGTATTACCACGATAGCCAGATAGTGCAGATATTCCTGCACCTGTTGTCTGTAGAGGAAACCCTGCATAACTACCATTACCGGCAGATAAAGTATCTATTATAGAATTATAAGAAGATAATGCTCTACCTTTCGAATCGAATACTATATTTCTAAATATATTACCGGAATCACCAGCACCCCCAAAATTTGCCAGTTTTATTTGACCGCCAACATTTTGAATATCTGTAGTAAGCGTATCGTTAATTGTTGCTTGTAATTTATCACCTACAATATCTAAACCAGCTCCGAAAGAATCAGCACTAAGCGAATAAGCTGTTACTGTACCTACTGGTAACGCCGTAAGTGTTAGTGTTGTACTATTGTATCCGAAATACGCTGTATCTGCGTTAACACCTATTATAGTACCACTACCACCCTGTAATCCGTTACCGAGTGCAGAAGAAGCGATATGCTTTTGATCAATTACACCTACCGATAGTACATTTGTTGATGTTACTTTTAGAGTAATATTATCTACATTAGCTGATATACCATTATTTACAGTAGCAACCAACCCGCCTGATGCAGCAGACGATAAGAATTTAGTACCTGTTATACCGTTATCTTTTATAATAAGTTGATTGCTAGAATACGTTAAAGTGCTATTATCTGTTTTTGAACCTATAAAAGCCCAACTATCAGGTAAGCTATAATTTACACCAGTTAATTGGTATAGTAGACTATTATCATACACGATATCGCCTATTTGTGCGTTAGTAATATTAGTCCGAGTCTGAGGAGACCATGTAACATTACCAACAATGTTACCACCTGGTAAAACACCATCACCAACAAATACACGCTTTGTATCAGTTGTATATCCCAATTCACTCTGCTCGAGAATGACAGATTTTCGTTGTGCGTCTGTACCTCTTCTAATCTTAAGTTTTATAATTGTAATATCAGGCATAAAGTTAAAAATATCTAGTTAATTAAGCCGTTCTTTGCCATACATACAAGCCAAACCCAGGAGGTGTATTGTTATGAGGTTGATTACTACCTATGTAAGAAGTAAATCCTTGTACTCTTGTTCCTCCAGCAGAAGTTTCCTGTCTACCTTCTGCAAGACCGGGCATATCTATAAAAGTTTCACCATATACGAAAGATGAATTTCCCGCTGCACGTGTGTCATCTGCAGTACCATTAAGATGTCTATGATTTGGCATTTCAGGGATGGTTAATAGATGTTGATATTCACCGCCTGTATTATTTCCAGCTGTAAAGGTTTTAAATACTCCGTCAACAGTATCACTACCGACACCTACTAAAAATCTCCCTTGACTTACCTGCGACCAGGTTGTACCAGTCCAGCCAGTTCTTGTACCAGGGTTACTATCATTAAAGGTAACAATTATAGAGCTTACAGGGTGTAATACATTTAATAAATTTAATATATCAAATTGTGTTGAAGCAGAAAGCTTCGATGTTGTGGTCAATGTATCACATGTAAATGGACCACAAACAGTTGCACCATTACACGCTCTACCTAATTTAAGCGACGACTTGTTACCCAGTCCATCGTAGATATCTATAAGTGTTGATACAGGTAAAGCTTCGCCGTTAGAATGTAACACACCACCGTAGGTATCACTAATTTTTGTCTGTGTAAGCTTAGTACTAGCCATTTTATTATATTTATACCGGCTATTCTATTATCAAGGTGTTACTAGACTGTCCTGTAGTAGTATTGTAAACAGGTACAATCCCATCACCCTTATCAGTTACTGTTAGGGCTATTATTTTTAATTGTAGCTCATATATATTACGAATAAATCTATTAAACACACCTGCTAGATTCTTTTCATTATCATGAATATAATATTCTTCAATAGAGTCACTAAGTAACAGTGATAAATCTATATTATAGTTATAATCTGTAAACACAAATATATCTAAATTATTATATGCTCCCGTAAATCTACCAACCAGGTTGTTTTTTAAATTAATATTATCATAAATTACCTTATAGAACTCTTTATTGAGAGAACTTCCTTGAATATACTCACTACTATTAAGTGTAAAATTAGCGCCGTAACTATCAAAATTATCCAATTTTAATACACTCTTATATATATTAGGCTCTTTAAAATAATATATTCTACTATTCGTAATAAAAAACACTTTATCGGTATCATCACTCTGTGGTGTTAATCTATATCCTACTATTACATCGCTATAGACAGATGTAGTATAACTCGCAGGTATTGTAGTTGTAGTGGTTTGAATTGATGCACCTTGTGTTACTATACTCGTTATGGATGGCGTATTAGTTTCCCAGTTAAATTTAGCATTGTCGTAATAAGTATCAACATAATTCCACAAACTATTAGGATCTTGCACTATAGTCGTTTGACCACCGGAAATTACATATGTAGCGGTTACCTGTGATGCAGGAGACTTAATATTAGATAAAATTTTATTAGTCTGATAAACACCCTTTCTATTACCGGGCTTATTAACTAATAATTTATAAATAGCGTAGTTTGTACTAATATAAAAAAAGTTACTATTGTTATACGAAAAACTTATATTATTAATTACCTCGCCAACCTGTAATATAAATGGTAACTCATATGACTCCTCAACGTTGAAGCAGTCATTTATAATATAAAGTTTAGTTTTCTGCTGACTATACGTTAAAACATATAGGTAGTTAGTTAATCTATTATACTCCAATGCAGCTATAGGTTCACGCTTAAAATTAATACTATTAATTACTGCTATAAAGTTAAAGTCTAGATCAAATACCTTTATAGCATAATTTTTAGAGTCATTAACAGCTATGTAATTATTACCCGCTGTTATTTCTTTAGGTTCATTGAACAATACCTCATCCACTGCTAGCCCTTTTCCGCCAATAATTTCTACTAAGTTTCTCTTATTAGAAAGAACCGTATCACCATCAATATATCCTCCTATATCATACTTTAAGATATTATTATTACCTGTATCTGTAACATATAGAAACTTACCAATAGTAGCTATACCACCGATATTGAAAAAAGATAGTGTATTCTCCGCTACCTGTGTTTGATAGTAAGGTGAAATCTCAATAACACCTATAGATTGATCGCTACATGAAAGAGATATAAGGTTTGTACTTGTAAAGGCAAATATAACAGCTTTACTATCATCTTCTAAATAGTTAACAGGAGCAAATCCACGTATACCGTCTAACTCGAGAAAATTGTTGGTACTACCAAAGGGTAGTGTACTATAATTACTACCCGCAAACAAATCAAGTGTCGTTTGCGACGCGCTAAGTACACCAGCATATTTAACATTATCACTAACAGGTAACAGTGCTCCCGTCATGAAGCACCTTGAATACGTATATATTGTATTAGTTTTAATTTTTGTTAATTTACTCTCTAAGAGATTATAATTTAAAAAGTCATTAGCTTCAATTAATATTTCTTCGAGAGGTATAGGTAATTCAACAATATCGTTAATACCTCGATCAAAAAAGAAATCAGAACAAAGTAGATCCGTTTTATATGTACTTTGCCTCTCAAGTGGTACACCTACCAGTGAAGATAAGGTACTACATTTAGACGTGATATCTAATTCAGTGGCTGTATATGGTACCCCGCTTAATACTTCAACATATCCTGTATAGTCTACACTGTTAAGTGTAAACAATCCTGATTCAGCATAAAATCTCTTATAATCACTATAGGTTATCATTTAAAATCAATAAATTGTATATCGTTAATCTTAACACCTACAGGTAATGTTGATGCTGCTTGCTCATAAATAACATTCTTAATGTTATTTTTAAAGGTGGTGTTAGTAATACCAGTATTCTTAACATAAATATTTATACTCTTTGAACTGGTTACGGGAGCGTATTTAAAAAACCTCTCTATTTCCTCAATATTATTTCTTTGACCGCAAGGTATAGACAATATGAGTTCGTCAATTGTTCTATCTTTTAAGCTGAGGGCAAAAATCTCATCAGACTTGAGAGCGTAATTGTATATCATAAGATTACGAACGGGGTAACTACTATTAATAAAGTAATACCCTGGTTGCTTCAAGTAAGTTGCAAGATCTATACCATTAGTAATACCGACAGCTCCAACATATAAATCTTCAGAAAGTATTTGTTGAATATTATACTTGCTAGGTGGAATTACTTCGTTTTGATATAAAACACCATCAATAAACAAACTAATATTACCCTGTAATGCATCAAACCTATATGTAAAAGTATGATAACCGGTATCAATAGATCCTAAATCAACGGCTATACTTTTAGATAAAATATCCTCCGAGGAAAGGTAATTAGTAAGTGTAATATTAAAAGCTAACCTATTACTGTTTAAAGCCTGTAGATTATTAAAGTTAGTCATTGTATATTTTTTCCTTGTAGCGCTTGTATCCGCTATGTATACACCACTTATACCTAAATTATAAGTTTGACCAGTACCTATATTGTATGACATTAAATTACCTGTATTTAAACCACCTGATAACATTAAGATTGTAGAGAATTCTTGTACACCGTTAGGTGTATACTCTCTCATAATATCTACATGAATGTTTTTATATTTCCCTTCAGTACTATTTGTAGTGGTTCCTGATAACACAAATTCACGGTTCGTAGTATATTGATACCAGTTGTTATCTGTAATCAGTAGTATCTGATTATCAGGAGTTATGTTAAAATCGTTAAAAGCACTCGTCGTATCAAACAATATACGACTTCTATTAGTTATAAGGTTGTAATACCATATCTGCCTGTTACCATATAAAAAATATATTTCATTTGTATTTTTTATCTTTACGTTCTCACCAGGTATTCCATAAAGAATATTATTATATATTAATAAACTTCTATGCTTATTCTGCGGATCGTTAGGATCTGAATATAAACTCAACGGTGTCGAGTATATAGTAGTATAATTAAATGTATTTTTATTTACCTTTAACACCTCACCAGTAACATTTAATAAGAAGTAAATATAGTCATCATCCTGTGTGTAATTTCTATATAAAATTATAGGTATATACTCTCGCTTTAGCTTATTACCTAATTCATTAACTTTGTAGCAAAAACCGTCGCTACATATAACAAAAAAATCATCAAGTGGTCTATTAGTTATAACTTCCTTTATATTAGTAGCAAAATCAACGGTTTTAATTAATGTAAAGGAAGTATTATATATATAAACTGTTTTATCTTGGTATAGAACTATAAAAGGTGTAATTTTTATATCACTAAGTACTGTAAAATGTTTACTAGAGTTAGCTATTGAATACCCATTATTAACTATATTTGGACTAACAAACATATCGAAAGAGAAAGTAAATTGAGATGTACAGTTTACATCATTCTTTATATTATACTTATTATATTTCGTACCATCATATACAATAGAACTACTATCATAAGCAGATAATACATTTTTAGTGGTGTAAAAATTAGTAAAGCTACTTATAAGAGGTGAGGCGCTTGTAATAGCGTTCTGTATATCTTCTACACCTACTCTCGAATAATAGTATTTTGAATTTGGTTCGAGAGTTAAATCACTCTTTTTATCAAAAATATAATTAGCTGTACTAGGAGAACTATAAATTAGTGAATCAATAGGATCTAGAAAAGACGGAGCAAATAAAGGAGACGCAGATAGAGCATTTTCTTTTGAAATTCTATCAGGGTAGTAATATCTATCTACCCAAATACCAGTTGTATTATTACCCCCTGAAAGCCAAGTGCATAAATATCTACCATTTTTAAAGTTGGTGGTCTTATTATTACGTAGACTGAATACCTTATCTGCTAGTCGTGGTGAAACAGACGCGATACTACCATTATGAGTGAATTTTGTATCGTTAATATTAAGCTTCTCGTACGGGTATATAGATGAAGGTGTAGTAAAGTATGTATCTGTACCACTATACACCTTTATATCTTTATCATACCATACATACGTAAGTGAAATATGATCATCACCACGCTCTTGATCGTTACCCGTACGTAAAGTCGTATACTCTCTAAATTTTGTATCAGGTAAATTATCATCACCACTTGTATTGCTTGTACCTCGTTTAATATAACCTCTCTCAGATCTGTTATTGTCCAGAGCAATATGATTTAACTCGAAAGTATCATTAATCTCATTATAATTTGTATGTAGTAGGTACTGACTCGATTTATCGAAGTCACTTTTTTGTGTATTTAGTTTAAGTGAATTTACCTTATTAACATTATAGCTAACCCAACTTGAACGTAATTTAGGTTCTATACTTTCATAATTGTAATAAATTTTAAATAATTTATCACCACGACTTATGGATGGATTAACTATCGCATCTAAAACGAGCGAAGTGCCAGATAACACTACTGTATATAAGACGTTACTTATATCTTTATATAGCTGTAAATAGCCATCGCTATCTAATTGATATCTAAATATATCGGTACCTTCAATAGCACTAGCGCTATCATATACAGAGACAGATGACATAAATTCAAGAGTATTACCACTAATAGGACTGTTTAATATATAAAACCCTGTACCAGTACCATGAAGAACTCTAAGCACTTTATCATTAATAATACTTAACTCAAAAAAGCTACCTGGATTATCATACTCTACTTTATCTAAAATAGTTAGATACGTAGTATTATCCAGATCAGCATTTAAGTTTAGAACCTTAGGTACAGATATATCAGAAAGATTGTTTAATATTAAAGGTGTAGTTATTGTTCTTAATACATTATCTTTCTTTTGTATTACTGTTAAGAAATCCTCAAGCTTCTTATAGTCTGTTAAATACTGAGATGTATAATTGTTAATAGAAGAATCGTGTATACCTGATAAAGCATCAATACGATTAAAAGTCATTCCTTGTTCGTTGGTATAAGAGAATTGCTTATACTCATAAGCTCCATCAATATAGGTAGCTCTAGGTGTACTTATAGCAGATAAGCTATACGCTGAAAGATTCATATATAATATTTAATTACAACGGTCAAGTTAGAAAGCCTCTAATTAACTGTTTAATTATATATGTTTATATAGTTAGTAGACTAGGTATTACCTGAACATTATTCTTACTTTCAAAATTAACGAAGGTTGTGTTGGCAGATACGGGTAAAATCTGCGTATTAATAGCGACGAGATCAACTATATCATCATAAAACGATCCATGATATATTTGTAGCGGTTGATAAAAATAGACCTTTTCACCACTATTATATGTTAATACAAAGTTTGATGTTAACTTTAAACTATAAGTATTAGTTTGATTAGAATAAGGGTACGAATACTGTACACATACAGACCCACCAACCTTTCCGTAGAGTATTTCGTCGAATATAGATTGCTCACGGTAGTTATATACAGCATCTTTTGTATATGTTAAAGGAGCTGAACCGTCTCCCCAATTAATATCTAGAAAAAGAACATTATAACTATCCTCCTTTATACCAGTTAGTATGTAGTTAACGGTACTCTCACCTTTTAATAGTATAGGATTATTATAAAAAGTCCTAGATTCTACAGCTGATAAATTAAAGTATATGTTAGTATTCTTACTCATAATATAAATGTACCACCCTGTATGTTAGGAGTTCCTTGTAATGCGCCGGTAGTTGCATACTGTATAGAAGTACTATAAAATCCTGTTGTATTAATAACCTTACCTGGCTTGTAGAATTTACCGTCGTGAAATGTAACTAGATCATTGTCAATACTAAAACTATAATCATAAACGTATACCATATTATTACTATCTGAGCATGTATATGTTAATTTGTATATACGGTTAAAGCTATTATATGTTACAACTGGTTTATCGATTTTAGTGATATTAACATCAAAAATATTAGATATATGGTTTCTTATGCTAAACAATTGTGTTGCGCTTCTTGTAATATCATCTAAATTAGGAAATACTTGTACTATAGTATTATCTATTATATGGTATTGATATATAGCGGGTAGTAATATACTACGACTAGTTCCTGTTAAGCTCTCAAACTCTGCTTGTAAGTTAATAGGCGAAAAAGGTGATTCTGTTGTTATCGTTTGTAAACCTGTTTCTGTCGTTAAGTAAGCGCCACCACCGTCTTCTAATTGATTAATAGTGCAAAACGTTAACGTCTTTTCTTTCTCATTAAAAAATCTATTAGAGAATTTATTAATAGTGTTAGAAGAAGAACGTGTAAAATAAGTATTTTTTGTACCGGGGGTTATAAACGTACTATCTTCATAGTTTATCTTATCAAAAACAAGATAACTATCTGTTTCGCAAATAATAGTATCATATATTACGTCAAAATCTTTTACTTTATTGTAAATCTCATTTTTAACGCTGGCGGAATACTTGCTAAATATTGCACTAAGAGAACTTGATAGTATAGTCGATGTAGAGTAGCGCTGATTTTTAATATACAGCTTACCGTTAAGCTTTCGCTTATAATTTTGTGTATTAAATGTATTATTTCCGCTAATAGAGCTAATAATAGTCAGACTATCAGCTGATACATCATCCTTATACGGGTAATTATAATCATAATCATAATCGTTAGTTAGTTGAGAGATATCTGTATAGTAACCACAGTCAAAATTACTAGTAGTAATTCCTGATTGTTCACTACTTAATATATACCTCCCATCTAGTGTAAAGTTAGAATAATTTGTACCGCTAAGTATGTAACCTCTTTCTATATACGGTGTAAGCTGCGATATGCCTGCTTCAGCTAACTCCTGATAGTAATACTGCGATGAAGACGGGTATGCAGGTGAGATACTATCTGCTAAGATCGGGTCAGGTAAAGCGTCACTGTTAAGAAATGTAAACCCACCCGCATCTTTATACCTAAATGTAATATTTCTCTCTGGTATGATTGATTCTTGATAAGGTGTAAAATCTCTAAAGAATAGTGTATAAGGGAAGCCTGATAAGGTAAATTGTGGTTCCGTAAATGGTAGCTTAACATTATTAACTGTAAGGGTTGATAAGCCAGATCGTATAGACCCATCAACACTACCTTCTGTAGAGTAGTTAAAATTATATCCTTCTATACTATCAAAAAAATCATAACCATCTAACGTTAAATTTAGGATAGTTAAATCACTTTCTATATTCTCAACAGATTTAAAAGTCTGTCCGAATTCATCTTTAAATAACGCGTATTCATTACCGTAAATATCATATTGAACTTTTGTTATAAATCCTTTGTTGTAGAGATCGCTAAAATTTAAATTTAAACTTTCTTCACTCGCTGTATTTTTTTCTTGATTCTGTTGTCTTGTATAATAAGGTGTAAAGGTTTGCTCGTAATTACTAATTTTCGGATCACCGCTTGCAAACCCAGAAGAAGAATTTCTTGCATCTTTTGTATAATCATGTACAAATACCAATGGGTAATCTATCTGTCTATTAACTGATACATTACCATATACATTTGGATCAGGAAATATATAAACTTTACCTGTTTCAAGTTTTGTTTCATCGACACTATAGGTATAATTACTAGAATTTAACTGAAATAGCCCTATCGTATCTGGTTTAAAAAATAATCCTATATCACGTAATAACTTAACCTCATTCGATTCAATAGTAGCTGTATCTGCAGCTTGTAAGTTAGGTATATTAGATGAAGGATTCTGAGCTGTAATAAATTTACCAGACTCGTAGACATCATTAATAGTAGTTATATAGTAAAAATCGACTCCTATATACTTACTTATTAATTCACGCTTTAAAGAATCTCTTTCATCTTGTGATATACCGCATTTATTATCTGCATTTATAAAGTTGAGTGGATTCGTAGGGTCACATATTGGGTCTACAGATACTGCATAATTAACAGCGAGTGGTATTTCGAGTAAAAATACCTGCGATCCAAATATATCTGCAGGTAGTACTTCTTTAAAGAATAAATTAATATCAATATCATTAATATTAGAACTATACTGTGTATCACGTACTGTAGCAGTACTTGTGTTTGTTCTAGGTAGATCAAAATAGTTTCCGTAAACATCGACGAACTCTTCGATATCTATCTTCATCTCTGTCACGATAGATGATAGAGATAAATTTAATGATGTATACTGTGGTTGCTGCTCGGAAGAGAAAATATAGTTATATATCTTCTCAAAAATACTCCGTTCAATCGACGCTGAGCTACCTTTAATCTTATTTCTATCAACACTATATTTTGCCTCTTCTCTTTTTTCTTTGTAGAAGATAATAATTTGTCTTATTTTTTCAACATATATAGGTATAGCTATATCTAAATCAACAGGATCGTTAAAATCAAGTGTTGACATAAATTTTAACTCTTGTTGTGTAGAATATGTTAGTACCAGATTCTTAAGAAAATCTATATATAGTTCAACAAAACTAACAGCAGTATTCCCATTCTTTGTGTTGGTAATATCAGCCCATTGCTTTAAATAATACAAATAAAAGTTATTATATTCATCTGGTGAGTAATCAACATTGGTATTTTTGATAAACTCTAAGAAAGATAAAGGTTGAGTGTTATCTATAGTTATAGTAGCATTACTATTTGTAATGGAATTATTTAATATACTAGTACCGAACGTAATTTTATTACTCATTCAATTATATTTATTTAATTAAATAGATCCAAGCCGGTATATAGTTGATTAGTTAGTATATTTGAAATAATACCATCCGGTTGCGACCATTCTGTGTAAGAACTTACAGTATTACTCAATGTGTTTGTAATATCATTATAATTTATAATATTATTCGTTATTGTTCCGTCGATTGTAGGAATATAGTTATAAAAAAGATAGTAATTACTGATATCATTATAGGTTGTACCTGCAGGTATTACCAGTCCCCATCCCCATGTATTGTTATATGTATTAAGAGCGTAGTTATGACCAGTTAAACTAATATTAGACGCACATAACGGTAAGTAAGTATTTAAATATGTAAACTTACCGCTATATTTTTCAAAAGCTAATAAATCCTCCCCAGCTGTTACAGTATAATTAACAGAAACCTCTTCGCCTATATTCTTACCGTATATTTCTCTACCCTGGTAACCAAACGTTCTAAAGTCTTTGTTAAAGGTATTTGCTGAACCCTGCAATCTCTTAAAATTTATTGATAAAAGATCAACTAATCTACCTATTTCAGAAGGAAATAAGTAGTTAGTATTACTAAATTGAATACTATCATCACCTGTTTGTTTAATTAGCGATACTAGACTTTGTATTCCAGCATAGTCTAATGTTGAGTTATTACTAACAAAGTTTTGTATTTTTTCGTATGTTCGTTTACCAAGTGATTCACCTATATTAGAAGATATATTACCAACAATACTACCTAGAAAATCATCAAACAATATTTTATTATCTAAAAATAGTGGCTGCATAGCAACATCTTTAAATTGTTGCGTCATATCGATATCTTCACCTACCTTAGTAACATTATAATAGTTTTTTGTATATAAATTAAATGGGTTAGATGTACCTTCGAGAGAATTTCCGTTAAAAAGTCCAGATACTGTTATAACTACATCCTTAAAAGCATATGGTGCGTTATATGTGCCGCTAAGTGATGTATATATAATAGGGTCATTAAGATTTACGATAATATAACCCTTAAAGAATCCACCACTACTGAGCGTCTCAAGACTTCCGAAGTTAGCAGATGTTGTTGTATAATTATTAATATCATCACCATTAGGTAACCTTATACCAACAGATATACCGCTTAAGGCAATAAGCGGTCCGCTTTTATTGGTAAAATTATTTATATCCTTGATCCTTACAACAAACCCAATCTTTACATCACCGAATTTATTCTTACCTATAGGGTAAAGCTCTGATGTTGTACCCTCACTCGTTATACCATTAGCTGTAATAGACAATCTATCATAGCTTGTATTTTCTATTACCCTAGCAGACATTCCAACGGTAGATGTATTAGAGTAAGTCACAAATTCATCTGCATTATAACCAAATAATAAATTTAACTCATCATTTGGGATGTCACTCTTAAAATAGACATCTTGATACCCCGTTAGTCCGCAAAAATAAGCAGCTACATCTTGCGAATCAGTTGTAACAATAGTATTAGCTGATAACTTGCAATATATTGGTGTAGTAATCGTATTAAACGATGATATCTCTATAAAATTAGTTAATTGATTTAATCCTGTCTCGAAGAGATAGAAAGAAGAGAAGGGGTATAGATGACCGTATGATTGTTTATCTAACCCCAAATCAAAGTAATTAATATTACTACCTGAGCAAAACGCCTGTATAGTTTTATTAGCTGATATACTATTAAGGTGTCTATTCGCTATAGAGTTAGTAATATATATAGGTCCTCCAATCTCACCAGTACTTAGCTCGAAATTATATGTATCTGTATATTGTATGTTTATACTATCAGGTATAAAATCATATACATCTACATTACGGTAAAAGGTATTTATATAACCTTGACCGTCACCTGTATATAGTGTGTAAGAAACTCTATAAGACCCTGGTTCTGCATATGCATGCCTAGCAGTAATAGCCTCAGTAGTAGTACCATCACCAAAATTCCATATTAATCGTTTTGTGGAAAAAATAGGATCTGTTGTATTGAGTCTTGGAATAAAAACAAACTCCGCAAACGGCAATGCATAACTCTGTGTAGACAGTTCACCTGTATAGTTATAGGTATCAAAGTAAGCGTAGACTGTATTAATATCACTCATTTTCGATTATTATTTTACTACCAATATTAGAAATATCATAAAAATAAGCATACATAAAGTTCTGCATTTTATAATTTTGCGATGTAAAAAGAACATCATCCTGCTCGTAAAGAGGGTTCCATACAACATAGTTTATTTTTTGAGCTTCGTACCCTGTATCTACACGTCTTGTAAATATATTCCTAACACCTTCTATATTAAGAATATCATCCGTTATTTTACTTAGATTAACAACATCTCCCAGCTTAATACTATTAAAGTAATTCTTGTATATAGTTATAACTTGATCTTTTAAGACTGAACTATTTGTCTTAGTATTAATGTCTTTTTTAATAACAAGATATGTATTATCACCCAAAGATATAGATTCACTCTCACCTGTTATTTGTAATCCGAAGGTAAACGCTTTATAAATTGGATCCATACAAACAATAGTATGAGTAATATCCTTTTTAAGATTGCATTCGTTAATTATTATTTGTTTCTGCGAAGGGTTTAAATAATTAGGTGTAATATCGTTTAATATAGGTGATATTTTTGGAACTGTAAAGATATATACATTATTAAAGTTTGTAGATGGTGCGAATTTTACTTGGTTAAATAACACTCTACAATCTTCATTTGGTTTATTCAACCCTACACTATAGAAATAAGCTAAATAACGCGATGTAAAATCTTCGTTAGAGAGAATACTTACAGATTTTACAATATTATTATAATTCTTAGATATATACGACTGGTAATCATTCCCCGTTACTAATCTATCTTGTGATGAGAATAACTTCGGTGCATTCTCTTTAATTTGATCTACTGTTTCTGCATCTGCAATAGGTGAAGAATTGTTAGCGTTATTAGGGTATAAATACGGTAGATTACCTGGAGATATTAAATTAGTTTGATCAGCGTATATATCCTGCGCAATTTCCCTAAAGGTAGGTGAGTTATATAAGTTAAATTTATAATTCGATATTACACCAGCACCTACCTCACCTATAGCACCATCAGATTGAATATAAAAGATTTTAATATTCTCACCTACGCGTAAAGCTTTACCAGTTATATTATTACCAAACTTAAACTCATAGTTACCATTTTCATTTAAACGCTTTTCATAGCTTTTTGTATCAGCTTGCTCGAGAAAGAGTGACGAGGTTTCTTTCCATTCATACCAACCGGTATCATCATTACTTTGTACAAATATAGTAAAGCTATTATCGGCTATAAACCCCGGACTATTGTTATCAAGGGTATTGACGAGAATAATTGTCTCGAAGTTTTCTCCTGTACCAACAAAAGTGGGTGACTCGATTATAGATCCCTGC